TGGTACTGGCGGTGTGCGTATGTCCAACGCTGGTGGCTTCAAACACGGTGGTCACACCAAGCACCACAAGATGCACCACAAGGCATCTGGCGGTGCGATTCCCGCGGCGACCCAAAAGTCAAAGCGTGAAGACCATCTTAAGGGTGACACCTATGAAGGTGGTGCTTGGGAAAACCGTCCGGCTGATACCTCAACTGCAGGCGTGAAGGGCACTAAGACTGGTGAAGTCAAAGAGTCCAATGCAGGTGGCTACAAGCATGGAGGTCATGCCTCAAAAAAGGCCTACGCCACGGGCGGTAATGTTGTAGATGATGGCAAGGCAGTCAAAATGCCCCGTCATTTCATCAGCAAACCCGTGGCAAACACCATGCAGTCTGGCACATTCAAACGTGGTGGCAAAGTGCAACACCATGAAGTTGGTGGTTCAACGGGAGACCCGATCATTGATCGTGAAACTCGTCGCATGGAAGCCGAACGTGAAGCCGAAAGACGTGATAATGAAGCGATGCGTGAGTCCATTTTGGGCGCACCGAAGCGGATGTATCAAGCCGTCAGAGGCATGTTTGGGTCAAGTACACCTCCTGCTGGTAGTGTGACACGGACTGAAAAGTCTACAACTGTCACACCCAGCCGGAAGCGTGGTGGTAGGTGCTGAAATCGGGCGGGGGCTTCGGCTCCCGTCTTCTTTAAGGATTCATCATGAGTAATGGAATCGTCTCATCAATTACCAGAGCCGGGACAACAGAACCATTTGACATTCAAGTTGTGCGCAATCAAATTGATGGGCACAGCAACGTAAACATCAATGGGTACAACGCTACTGTTGCTGGAACGCCTATTCCCCTTTGGGAAAATGCAACTGCCTACACATTTCCTGCTTCTGCTGTGACGATGACGGTGGCAAGTTCTTCAGCAACTGATACTTCACCTGCAAAACTGACGATCAGTGGCCTTGATACAAACTGGAACCCAATTTCTGAACAGGTAACTTTGAATGGCACAACTGGCGTGACTACTGTGAATCAGTATTTGCGCATCAACAGTGTTGTCATGAATACTCCTGCAACGAGTCAAACATCAAATGTTGGAACCATTACCGTCAAGAATGGTTCAACAGTGTATGGGCAAATCAATCCTGGTCTTGGTCGCAGTCAAATGACTGTTTACTCAGTGCCAAATGGATACAACTTCCATTTGCGTCGCATCAATGCTTGGAGTGGTTCAAGCCTGTCATCAAACGTCTACATTTTCTACAATTTGGTGACGCAAACGTCTGGTACTGCTTCTTTTTCTGCTGCACAAATCAGTTTCACTTTGTTCGTTGATGTGCATCGTTATTGTCCAAACGTATTCCCGGCAAAAACAGACATGCAATTTGAATTTTCTACAAGCGACAGTTCTAATCAGCACGTTGCGTTGTATGCCGAAGGCGTTTTGATTCCTGCTGACGTATTGACAACTCAACCTGGTAACTGATCATGCCACTGATCAAATCAAAGTCAGACAAGGCGTTCAAGTCAAACATCAAGGCTGAAATCGCCGCTATTCGGTGAATCCATGACAAATATGCTTAGCGTGTTCAATCGAATGACAGTTTGGGCAAAGAACTTCCAAGTTCTCCATGCTGTTGTTCGACCTATTGCGGTCTTTATGATGAACGCCAAGAATATTTGTATTTGCATCAAAACCGCATCTTTGACACGCATTCAGCAAGCCTCTTCGTTTCATGTTCTTGCGAACAGTGCTGAAATCGCCTTGCCAATTTTCAATTGCGGACTTGTTAATGCAAGCTCTGGAGCAGTATTTTCTTTTTTTCGATGGGGAAGAAAGAAATTTTGTTTTGCAGTGCAGACAAGTGTACTCAACAGTGCCTTTGGCTTTCATCGCCGTGTGGTAACAGGCTGGGCTGCAATACTTAGCTTTGTTGGCTCTGCTGGCAATATGCTCGAAGACAGATTTGCAAACTTCGCAAGTTGTTTTTTGAAGCGTTCTGACCGACAATGCCATACAGCTTCTGCTACAAAACAAAGCGCTTTCTTTTCTGTATTCAGGTACAAAAAATTGTTTGTTGCAATGCTTGCAAAACTTTTCATACTTCACTCTGGAGCGCATTGTGCCACTCATACATAGTCCTTCAAAAAAAGCGTTTGAAAAAAACGTCCGCACAGAGATTGTAAAAGGAAACAAGCCCCAGAAGCAAGCCGTGGCGATTGCCTACTCTGTCAAAAGAAAAGCGCCCAAAAAGGCTTCTGGTGGCTCTATGAGTCCCCATTCTTTTGACAGTGATGTTGACTACTACAGTGCGACAAATGGCCCTCATGCGGCCATGGAAGCGGCTGAAGATGTTGAGCCACATTCTTACAAAGCAAAGACTTACAAGAAGGCTGAACGTCAACTCAAGTCTGAAAGAGAATTGAAAAAGCGTGGTTCCACCGAAGAGGCCAAGAAACTTCAAGGCCGTCGAGTGCGTCGTGCAAACGATGAGTATTATCAGAGTGCTGCCCGTGCATATGAGCATCATGACGATGAAAAAGGCGTCAATGAAATGCGTAAGGCATGGGAAAGAACGGTAAACAAGCCTGTGGGTGAACGTGAAAAGTACAGGCATGCACCTTTTAAAAAGGGTGGAAAGGTGTGCTGGTAATGAAAAATGGACTCTATGCCAACATCCACCGCAAGCAAGAGCGAATTGCTCATGGATCAGGTGAAAAGATGCGAAAGCCTGGAAGCAAGGGTGCGCCCACTGCCAATGCTTTCCGAGAGTCAGCCAAAACCGCCAAGCACAAAGAGGGTGGCCCCTCCCTCGCTGTTGGTCGTGGGGAAAAATTACCGGTATCTAAGGGTGCTGGTTTGACTGAAAAGGGTCGAGCCAAGTACAACCGTGAGACTGGATCACATTTGAAGGCACCTCAACCTCAAGGGGGGTCGAGAAAAAATTCATTTTGCGCCAGAATGTCAGGTGTAGTGAGTCATTCAAAGGGTGATGCTGAACGTGCAAAGGCATCTTTGAAGCGTTGGAAATGCCCAGGATGGTAAAAAAGCGTAATTCAATTACGCTTTTCAGGAGATTTTGATGTCATATAGCGGAACAGTCGGTCAAACAGTAGTCACTGTACAAAACTTCATTGATCAGGGTGCCCGTTTGTCGGGCAAACTGGCTGAAGAACTGACTGTTGAACAAGTTCAGGCATCAAAACAGGCTCTTTTCTTCACCTTGTCCAACCTGATCAACCAAGGCATCAACTATTGGGCGATCAACAAAATTGTCTATGGTTTGAATCCTGACCAGTATGAGTATCTCTTGCCTTTGGGTGGGGTAGATGTGCTCAATGCCTTGTATCGACGCATGAATCGCCCGACGCCTGCCGCGGATGGTGGGTATTTTGGATCGTCTGGCAATATCGGATTGGCTTTTGACAACAATGTTTTGACCTCTGATGCGCAGAGTGCTCCAAACGGTTACATTGGCATCAACTATGGATCAAGCAATCCAATCTATGCTGGGTCAATTGGAATTTTGCCTGCAGTCTCTGGATCATTCCACATTTTGCTTGAGTGGTCATATGATGGAATCACCTGGAATTTGCTTGAGGATACGGGTGTGACGATTTGGGTGTCTGGCACTTGGCTTTGGTATGACATTGATCCTGGTGTGACTTGCCAGTACTACCGCATGCGCGAGATTAGCGGCAACACTTTGAATGTGGCTGAGTTCTATGTTGGAAACAATTCCACTGAAGTCACCATGGCTCGGTTGAACCGCGATGACTACACGAACCTTCCAAACAAGAACTTCACTGCCGATCAGCCGTATCAGTATTGGTTCAACCGCACGATCCCGCAGGCAACTATTACTTTGTGGCCAGCCCCTGATGACCCATTTGTACAGATGACCATTTGGTATTCCCGTCAGATCATGGATGTGGGCGATCTGGATGGGCAGTTGGAAATCCCCCAACGGTGGAATCAAGCGATTCAATTCATGTTGGGGCATCAGATGAGTATGATTTTGCCTGCTGTTGATTTAGCAAGGGTTCAATACCTTGAAGGGCAGGCTGAGAAGTACTTCATCATGGCAGAGAATGAAGAACGTGATCGTTCGCCGATCTACTTTTCACCTAATATTTCTTGCTATACACGCTAAAGTATTACAAATGCAGTTTTACACATATGCTCATTACAAGCTCAATCGAGAAATTTGATGCCAAGATTCCTCAATACTGAAGGCAACGCAGTAATTGCGGTATTCATCTGCGACCGTTGCCGTTTCAAACGCCCGATTATTCAGGCCATGCCCGATCCAAATTTTCCTGGATTGAAAGTATGT